CGGTGGTCGCATTCTCGAATGAATATGCTAAAAATTTACCACCGAAAATTGAACTGAATGGACAGCTTCCAGCTTTACCTGAAGTTATCAGAAAATATTCATTCGACCGCAAAGTTTGGGAGCTGTTTACAAAGGGCGTAAAGAACGATAGATCAGCGGGGTTGATGGCGCTAGGCTATCACCTTGCTGAAATGAATCTCACCAATATAGAGATATTAGCTCTCCTCCTTGATGCTGATAAGAGGTGGGGTAAATTTAAAGGGCGAGATGATCAGCTCAAGAGATTAGGTGAGATTGTCACTCACGCTAGGACTAAGTACCCTTATAGGGTAGACACAGATAAGAACGAAACTGCTCTCGTTGCTATCGGTGACTTAACCCTTCGTTCTACAGAGGTAAAGGTAGATTGGCTAGTCAATGGTCTTCTGCATCAGACAGGGTACTTGCTTTTAACTGGGCACACTGGCGTTGGCAAGAGTCAGTTTTGTGGCGATCTCGCAAACCATTTAGTACTTGGGCAAGACTTTTTAGGAAGAGAGGTTACTACAGAAAAGCGTGTGCTGTTTATCTCGTTAGAGATGGGTCTGGTAGAATTAAAGTGGCTTCGGGGAGAACAGCTCAAGAACTTGTCAGAGCAGGATATAGCTACTTTAGACAAGAACCTTAAGTTCCTCCCTGTAGGATACCCCATCTATTACAACCGAGATGAGAATCGCAAAGCTCTTGAAGAGCTTATTCAAAAGGGCAGCTTTGATGTAGTAATCTTCGATAGCCTTGGCTCTATGACTGAGCAAGAGCTATCTAAGGAGACAGATGCGAAGCTTCTTATGGATTGGAACGACCATCTGCGCGTTGAGTTTGGTATTAGTACTATTATCATTCATCACCATAGAAAAGCACAGACTGGCAACAAGCGGCCTAATTCGATTGCCGATATATACGGCTCTCATTACTTTACTGCTCGGGCTAGTACTGTTATGACCTTATGGGACCCAAAGAAGTCTGGCCTTATTGAAGTGTCGTTCCAGAAAATGCGTATGTCAGCGCCAGAGAAGCCTTGGGCAATTCAGCGCAAGGACGATTTGACTTTCCAAAAACACTCTGGTAGAATAGATATGATCTACGATGACACCGATAGTGATGTCGATGTAACTGATGGAGCTACAGAGATCGTCGAGGAATTTGAACTGTGACACTCATCGACAAAACTAAGTTTGAGCGAGCATTAGAAATCATTGCTCAAGCTGAAGAAATTGCTATCGACTGCGAAACGTACTGGACTAAGTCATGGGAAAATAAAAGGATAATTGGAGTAAGCATATATGGAGAAGCTCTGGGGAAGCGCTTTAACGGATACTTTCCGTTCAGACACGAATGGGAAGAAGTCGAAAACTTACCTTATGATTATTTGGAGAGACTCACAGAGAAACTCAATGTCGTCCCTAGCCATACTTTCCACAACGCGAAATTTGACCGCCAGCGATTTGTTTTGGAGGGCTTGCGGCTAACTAGTACGTTCTTCTGTACTATGGTAGCAAGCCACATGCTAGACGAAAACTCTAGTCATGAGCTTGAAGACTTAGCTGAACATTATGGCATTGATCCTGATGCTAACAAGCGTAAGCAGCACTTGCATGACTTACGGGAACACATTGTATGGCATAGAATTCCGTCTGAAGTCATGGTACCTTACGCTTGTGGTGACACTCGTAATACTTGGCATCTGAAGCGTAAACTTATTCCTAGATTAGAGAAGCAAGAACTCATGCGTCTGTGGCCTACAGAGGAATCATATTCTGATTGCCTTATGGAAATGGAAACTGTAGGCATTCCGATCGACTGTAATAAAGCTGAGCGCTTAGCTGATCAGTGTACTAAGCGTATGGTGGCAATAAAAAAGGAGCTTGGCTTTGATCCAGCCAAACCCCTACCTTTAGCACTTAAGTTGTTCAAGGACTTGAAGCTCCCTATCTATGAGATAGGTAAGCCGAGTAAGCAATTCCCAAAGGGCCGTCCGAAGATGGACGAAGGGACCTTTATTAAACTAGCTAAGGATGTTAAAACTCCTGAAGCTAAGGCAATAATGGATCTAGTTCTGGAGTTTCGTGGGCTCCAGAAAGCTAAGTCTACCTGGTACGTTGGCTGGCCTGAATTAGTAGATTCAAAAGACAGACTTCATCCAAGCTTTCAACAGCATGGGACAGCTACTACTAGGCTTTCTTGTAACACACCTAATGTGCAGCAGATCCCTCGTGAAGAGGAATTAGAGGGAGAGATCCCTTTAGATAAGCAAGTCAAGAAGCTACTGACTGCACCTAAGGGTTATGAGCTTTACGAGTTGGACTATAATCAAGTAGAATATCGGCTTGCTGGGGTTCTCTCAGGAGACCCTGTTATCCTCGATGCTTATAGAGCGGGCAAGGATATGCACTCGGCAACCGCTGAGAGGTTAGGGCTAACTCGTCAGCAAGCTAAGACTACAAACTTCCTTTTTATCTACGAGGGAGGTCCTGGCAGGTGGGCTGAAGTATTTGGGCAGCCACTAGATAAAGCTAAAGAAGTCTATGCAGAGTATCATAGAGTGTATCATGTTATGTTCAAGTTCGCTGCTAGAGTAAATGCGACAGCGGGTCAACGAGGCTACATAAAACTTTGGGATGGACGGCGCCGTCACTTCCGCTTCGCTTTCGAGACTAAGAAAGCTTGGAATAGTTATGTTCAGGGTGGCGCAGCGATCCTAATAAAACACGGAATGACTAGGATTCATAAGGACCAGACACTCTTATCTAAAATGGTAAGCCAAGTTCACGATTCTATCTGGTGTTTAGTACCTGAATACGCAACTCACACTGAGCTAAAGAAGATAGCCGAACACTTGGAGTGGCCTTCTCGTGATCCTCGGTTTAAGATTGATTTCCCTGTAGAGGTTAAACGATTAGTATGATATGCAACGTTGAAGGGTGTAATAAAAAGGCTAGAGCTAAAGGGCTGTGCCGATCGCATTATATGAAGCAGTACAGGTACGGTGATCCCCTGGCACCTAAACCTAAACACAGGTATAAAGGCACCTATAATGAAATAGGGCATAATTATAAGGACGGCAGAACAGCTCATCCTCTATACTATAGATGGAAAGCAATGATTAGAAGATGTAACGATCCTAATGATGCATCTTATTGGTCTTATGGAGGAAGAGGAATTACTGTTTGTGAAGAATGGGAAAATGATTTCTGGCAGTTCGCAACAGATATGGGCCCGTGTCCTGGTGGATTTGTACTCGACAGAATAGACAACTCCGATGGATACAAACCATCCAACTGTAGATGGACCGATAGAATAACATCTAGTAATAACCAAAGAGGTAGAAACGAATGAATGATCACGCCTCTCATACTGAGCGTAAGAAGCTAACTGAGCATCTTGAATGGCCTAGTTATGATGAGCGATTTAAGATTCCTTTCACTGTAGATTGGACTAGGCTAGCATGAATAATGAAGAACTGTATTTTCATCTAGACAATATCGCTCATCACTTATACCAACATCTTGAAGAGACTGGTCGTTTCAATAGACATAGTAATCCTGTCTTACCAGCAATATTAGAAGAAATCTACAAACCTCTCGTAAAGCGTATGCAGGATGAGCATAATGCAGAAATGAAATTAGCTCTTGAAAAAATTAGGCAGCTTGAGGTAGAAGTAGTAGCGGCTAGAGATGAATCCGCCTACAGGGTGGCTGGAGAAGTGAACGGTAAGATTTTATACGCCAGAAAAGATGGGATTGATGGCTAAATATCGCAAGAAACCTGTAGTAGTTGAAGCTCGACAGCTAACAGATGATATGTCTGTGTTTGAAGAAATAGCGGAGTGGGCTGGTGCTGATTATGTGTGGGATGAGGATGGTCCTCCCTATATGATTATCAATACCCATGAGGGAGATATGAGAGCTATGATAGGAGACTGGATCATCTGTGGCATCAAGGGCGAGTTCTATCCCTGTAGGCCTGACATCTTTGAAGCCACTTATGAACGAGATTACGTAGATGAAGATTAGAGTTTGGTTTCCAACTAGAGGTGCTGCTGGACCTACCCACAACCACTACGATTATAAAGTAGAAGGCTGGGAGATAACTAGTGGTGGGGTGCTTCTTATATACGAACAGCCAGGAAAGATACAGTATTGGTTTAAAGACTGGTCATGGGCTGAGAGGATAAATGAACTTCAAGAAGAAGATCAGCAAGCTTAGTATAGAGTACGAAGATGGCACTACTTTTTTACATGAAGGAGGAGTCCATAACGCTTCAAGTAATTGGAGAACTAACAAAGGTAAGATTTATGCTGAGTGGGAAGAGCATGTAATTACGTTCCACAAGGAACCTGTAGTTCCCGAATACTTAAAGGTAGCCGTCCCAAAGAAGGAAGAAATAGCACCGGAAGAGAAAAAGCTAGATGCAGACGAGCTTCGTAAGAACCCGCTCTTCGCTGGAATTGCAGATAACAAAGTCTTCTACAGGAAACCTCCTGTGGAGTGGGAAGACTTCTTCGGAGAATGGATAACTAAACCAAATGGACACTCTTAGAGAAGCGACTCAGAAGGATTTACCAAAAGGTGCTGAAGCTCAATGCGTACTATGCTGGAGAATTTTTGGAAGTGATTCTACTTGTGAAAAGCACAAGCCTTATAAACTTCCAGTAACTACTGAATGCAAAGATCCAATTAGTATTGGCCTAATTGCTAAAGAACGGAGGGGGCTACGGATTTGGGCCGCTCCTCCTTCAGAACGTATGGCGCTTTGGCTAGAGTCTGTGGGAGGCTCTGAGGCGAGCAGCGCAGGCTCTGAGGTCGATCCCAGTGAGCGCCCCGGAGCCGAGTGGGGCCTCGACGGATTCTGACACTCGGTGACAGGTTAGTAAAGCAAGGATCGAATTACATTGCTAGAACCTCCTAAGGAAATACTTGCTATTGATCCGGGTAAGCATTGTGGCTACGCAAGATTCGTGAATGGTTTACAAGTAGAGGTGGGGACTCTGCATGACGAAGAACAAATCTGGCCCTGGCTTATTAAGCAGAATCCTGGCCTATTTGTTGTTGAGGACTATAAAATCAGGGACGAAAGACACAAGGGCTTTGACCATAGTTTTCAATCCGTCTTCCCCGCCCAAGTTATCGGAGCTATCAAATTCTATGCAGCTATACGAGGAATCCCAATCTGTCTCCAGCAACCAACAATCAAGTCCGCAGCTAGTGCAATGGTAACGAAGCAGCCTTATCAGAAGCGAGCTAACAAACATTACTGGGATGCCTTCTTGCATGGAGCGTATTACATTAAGAAGAATGGGCTAAAGTATGAATGAGGAATCAACCTATCTTACGAAGGAAAAATTAATAGCAGCTTCTAAGAAAATAGAAGAGGACAGTAGACATCTTAATCCGCATCAGCCATTAATACTGCATCCTCAACAGTATGCTGAAGCCAAGCGTAGAGGATGGATTACACAAGAAGGCCACCTTGACTGGGCCAAAATTGTAGAGGATATGAAAAAGGAGATATAAATGAAAAAGCTAGCCGCCACGATTATCGCAGCGACCAGCCTTATTCCTACAGGAGCTTTAGCAGACCACGAGTATGAAGAGCGCTGCGGCCGTTACGGTTGCAACGAGTACGATTATGATTATGGCAATCGTGGGGATAATTCTCGGGGACGGGAACGAGGAGCGTTTTCTCCTGGTCCTTTTGACCGCTCCCCTGTTGACTTTAGCGGCTCTTGCATCAGCCTTAACTGCTCAGGAAGAAAAGATCGTCAGGAGGAGCAGCCGCCCGAATGACTAATACTCCAGGCTACGACCATAAGCATGATTTAAACTGCACTTGTAATGATAAACTTTGGGATGCACCAACTAACGCCCAGCTGGCTGAACGTGTTGACGGATTAGAGCACCAATTACAAGGTTTACGAGAACTACTATCAGACCGATTTGCTCTGCATCTAGATCAAGCCCAAAAGTTACAGCAAGAGCTAGAGCAGATGCGAGAATCTCTCCGTACATTGTCGGCTCGGGTCGACCGGTTGGAGATGGTAGACGTGAAAGAAAAGTTAACGTCTTACCAAGCAATCCAAGAGCCATCTAATCCCTCCCAGGAGCCCTAACAAAGCCGCACTTAGTTAAGATATCACTACGAGTCTGAGCATCAGGACCAGTAAAGATTTCAGTTACAAAGCAAGTAATAGAATCCCTGAAAGGCCTTTGATTTTCTTCATACCTGTCGATCTTAGTCTTAACTTCGCCCTGGTTTCCGACTACGATCCATTGCCCCAGCAGCAAAAGAAAAAGCAGAGCTGCTACAGCGATCTTGAAAAGAAGGTCACGAGTTTCTCTTAGATCAGTACCATTATGGGGCTGAGAGACTTTATTCACAGCAGACTCAATAGCTACCTTAAGAGGGTCTACTCTGCGTCTTTCCGTACCATCCCAGTCTCCGGTATCCATCTCACTAGCAGGAATTCTAGAAGCTGGAGTGTCTACTACAGGAGGGGTTGTGGGAAGATCTTCCATTAATGCCTCCCTAAGACAGTGATGGCTAGGAAAATGGCTTGAGAGATAATACCTAAGAAAGCGCCCACTAATAACTTGACTGCTGCACTCAAGCTGTTTTCTAAATCTTCTAACCTTTTGTTCATGGCTGCAACTTCAATAGTATGCGCTGCTTTCTCCGCCGCATACACGTCAGCGCTAACTACCCTGGCATCCATTCTATCTTCTAATCTTTGAACTCTCCTAGATATCTCTTGAATGCTTGGCGTATAGTCTGTCATTGTCACGGGGTGGGGTCCTCGCTCCTTCCATAAAACTTCACCTTCTCCGGATCTCCATAAGCGTGGACTTCTCCTGTCTTAGTACCGAAAATGTAATAGCCAGTACAAAAGCCATTAGAGTCAACGATTGGATGAAACGAGAGAGGTCCTTCAATGTCGTGAAGATCAGGATTGCCGGCCACAGGAATCTCCCAAGGTTGACGAATTAAAGGAAGCATTGCATACAGATTCTTACCAGGACAGAGATTGCTAGCTTCTTTATCTCTATGACCAAATAGCTCGTAGTTAGGGAGTAATACGCCTCGCTCAATAAGGGACAGAATCAACCATTGATTAGCTTCAAGCTGAGCTTTGGTAGGATTACGTATTTCATAATTACCAATATGAACTACACCGAAGCTGTTGCTGTTCTGACCTCCAGTATGCGCACCTCGTTGAAGCCCACAGCCTTCTAAGATATCTCCATTAGGATGAATAGCATAACTATAAGAGAATTGACCAAACCTCTGTAAGCCAATAGTCTCGACAGTTCGCATATCCTTATATGGATCATCTGTAGGGTCTGTGACTGAGTGGTGTACGTATACCCTCTTAGCAGGCAATACCATAGCTGCCCTAGGTAACGACCTAGGATTAGCTCCCCAGACTGTACGAGCGATGATCATTGGCCTAATGCCTTCTTGCGGGCCTTCTCTCGAATGCCTCGAATAATAGCTTGAGTCTGATCCTCTTGCCTTCTAAGTTCTCCAGCAACTTGACCTGGAGTAACTTCTTGAATACCTAAACCGCTAATGTAGTTGGCACTCTTCCAAGATAGAGGATCTTGCTTCCCTGTAGCAATATTGTAGATGTTGCGAAGCAAAGGGTTTTGACCAGCAAAGTATTGACCAGCTGGACCAGCATTAGCTCCTGAGAATACCTGCTTACCTGTAGCTCGCTCAAAGGGAATACGAATAGCAGGAGTAGCTTGACTAGCGAAATTCTGCCAGAGGCCTTGCTCTCCACCTTCAATGTATCGTGAGATATCGTGGAAGGGAAGAGCGGGTACCCAGTAAATACTATTCTTTCCTTCGCCTTCGCCTCGTAGCCTGATAGGTGCCATCTCTTTTAGCCATTTCGGTACTGTATCCAAGTCACCGAAATTGGCGTATCCACCCTCATCAGTTCCCATAAATCTTTGAATAGCAGCCTGTCCCTTAGGAATGACTGCGACTCTACCAGGACGCATAGCAAGAGCTTCAATTTGAAGAGGGATATTCTTTCTACTCCAAGTATAGAAAGGAATAGCTCTCTTCATTACGTTGCGCTCAAAGTCAGTGACGTCACCGTAGTCGATGTTCCATTTACGAACCCGAGCAGCTGCCTTGCTAGCAGCCTCTCTTAAATCATCTAAGTTTTTAGCTTTAGACCCCTCCTTCTTAAGAGCATCAATGAAGTGAGCCATTCTCATATACTCTTCACGAGCTTCTGAGACTTGGTTAACCTTTCCTCTAAGACCTTTAATTAAACTAGTCTCATTTCCAAGAAGCTCTGTTGAAGTGAAACCAGGCTTAGCTCCAGAATTGACATTGAGCTCTTTAAGAAGATTGCGATCGACAGTTACGTTTCCTACACGAATCTTGAAGCCATCGTCCTTGCCCCATAAAGCTCGACTAGCTTGCTGATAAGGGATAGGAGAATCGACTCCATCCACAAAGTTATTCCATGCGTCACCAATAGTGTTACGAATATGGTGACCTGGGTTCATACTAGTAGCGCCAAACTTCCAATAGTTCTGAGCTTTATCAAAGACCCTGATAAATGAGTTATAAAGCTCATCATTGTCATGAGCATCTTCAAGAGTCTTAAGGGACCTGGCAATGTGCTCAGGGAAAACAGTATCCTTAGGAACATAAGGCGAGTCTACTTTAACTAAATCAGAGCCTTGCTTCTTAAGACGAGTAGCTTGCTTACTACCAACTTTGATGCCGTACTCTTTGACTACAGCATCAACGTAGTTAGCTCTAGCTACAGCTTGATGGTGCCGACCGATACGCTTTGCTAAGATGTCATCAATAGCTTCTACCGGCTTAAGACCGGCAGCCTTAGCCTCACGTAAAGATGACAAAGACCTTTGCTTAGTGAAGCCTGGAGTTTCTGGGCCTACAGCAAGTCTACGAGCGTTCTTGAACTTCTGCCTGAGAGCTTTATTGCCGCCTTCATAATAGTGATAAACGTAGTTATCGAGAAGGTAATCATCAGCAGTCTTTCCGCCTTTAGCTCGGAAGACGTTTCTAGAAACTTCGCCTTCACCCATAGTACGGAAAGCATTAGTAGCAAACTCCTGGTAATCTCCCATATCTTTACCGGCGGCAGACGTTAAGCCTCGAAGATCCGTTCCGTCTTCGATAGCGTGGGAGAGCATTACCTTCTCTTCTTTGGTGAGGTCCTTAAAGAAGTCTCTCATAGACTTCATTTCTTGCTCAGCATGAGCGATACCCTTAAGCTCGACTTCTCGCCTAAAGCGATTAGTCAGCTCAGGGAACTTAGCGGCATTGCGAAAAGCTAAGTTAAGGTTCTTACCTACCTCTGTAGAACCAACAACCTTACCTAGATTAGCCATGCCGTTGTAAATCTTGGTAGATTCAGCAACAGTTTTTCCAGCAAATTTAAGTTGAATCTTACCAGGCTGGGCTGCAATAGTGTCAGCCATCGCAGCCTTTCCTACAGTGGAACGAGCTTCATCGAAAATCTCGTTCCTCTTCTCTTGCATAACCTTGGCAGCCTTCTTGTCTGCAGACTTGGCTACATCTTCAGCAGTCTGCATTTCGCCAGACTTTTTCTTAAAGGCTCCTCTCTCAAGACGAGCCAATCTGGCGTTTTCTCCAGCCTCCAGAACCTTCTTAATAGAGTCAGCATTCTCTACTACTTCTACAGCAGCACGCTCTCCGGCTACTCTAGCAGCTCCCTTACCTGCACGAGCAGCTACTCCAATGCCAGTATAAGTAAGTGGATCAAAAGCAATAGAACCGGCGAGGCCAGCGCCAGCCCTAAGATTAAATCTGTTCTCCCTAATAGGTTTAGATAAAAGAGAGTTAGGATCAGCAATAGCAGCGCGATTAAGAGTTTCACCGAAATCAGTCTTATGCTTTCCCGCTAATCCTCCAGCAATTCCTCCAAGAATGTCTGTTGCTGCGTTCTTTCCTTTTCTTGGATTTGCCTCTCCTACATGCTCAGATGCTCGTGCAAGACCCTCACTGACGCCATACAGTGGACGACTAATAACATCAAAAATACGACTAAGAATAGAGGGACCACCTTTCTTAGCAGTCCCCCCCAAAGCTTGAGCTCTCATTTGACCAGCGTGAACCTGTTGTTTCAGGCGCTGGTTTTTTGTTTGCTCAATAAGCTTATTGATATCGACTGCCATTTTAAATCTTTGTCCCGATCTTAGAAGCAGGACCGACATTCTGGAAGCGAGCAGTCAAAGCGGCCAGCAGAGTAGGCAGATCAACCATGTAGTCCTGCTGCTTGTACTTAGACCCAGGAGTAACAGGAAGCTTAACCAACCCAGTCTTAGGATCAATACTGCCACGAGCTAAGTTAGCAAGAATAGTAGCAGGATCTGTGGTATTATTGACACCGCTAAGAGCAGTAGCAGGAAGATTTTGATTAATGAAATTCTGGATTCCTGCGTGCTGCGTTCCTGAGATTTTTCCAGAAGTAGTATCCTGCCTATTAGCTCGAACGATGCCGTTCAAGAAGGACATCAGGTTGGCATTACCCTCTGTCTCTGAGAGATATTTCAAAGGCTGATCTTCAAGACCCTGTAACTTTTCAGCAAGAGTAGCTTGCTTAATTTGATTGTCGACAGAGTTAGGGTCTTCTTCTCTCCTCATCTTTTCAATACTAGCAAGAGTCGACATCGTATCAAGCTGATCCTTAATAGCTTGACGTTCAGCATTAGACCTAGCTGAAGCAGCTTGACCAATTAAGGTGCGGAACGTAGGACCAGCAACTTCAGCTAGAACAGAGTATTTATCAAGCTGTTCCATGATAGCTTGCTGACCATTAATACGAAGGTTACTGATACTCTTGAGAACATCAGTCTGAACATCAGTTCTCTTCTGAGCGTATTCTCGTTGACTGTCTCCTACAGCTTTCTGGGCGATTGACTGGAGCGTTGTCCCAAGCTGTGCAAGATTAGCCTGCGACCCAGCTTTAGAAGTATTAAGCCTAGTTTCGGCTCCAGCCTGCTGAGCAAGTAACCTAGAGATCGGATCATTGCCATATGGATCAGCCTTTAGAGCGTGCTCCTGACCGAGTGCATTTGCACCTTGAGAAAGTCTATCTCTTAATGTACTTCCCGCAGCCTGCGTTGCTTGAATCCCTTGATCGTAAATATTCCCTACTTGTTGAGTACCAGCCTGATAAATATTACCGATGGCTCCTACGTTGTTCTGAAGCTGACCGGCTAACTGTTCCCCAACTTGAGCAATCTTCTGGTCAGCAATCTGACCATACTGCTGCTGAGCCTGAATATCTCGACCAAGAAAATCCTGAATAGTATTAATGGTACTGTGAATAGACATCTCCTGTGGAGCAAGCTGGATTGCCATCTGATCTTTGGCAGTCTGGACATCGCCAGCGTGTGCTCCAGGAGCAGCAAGACTTTGTAAGATTGAGGGAAGCTTAATTCTTTCAGCCATGATTACGCCCTGTTAGTTCCACCCATACCACGGATATCACCTCTCGGAGTAAGGCCCTGCAATCTATTCCAGATATCACCATTAATATCTCCAGTAGCAGGCATACCCTGGGATTGCTTCCATCTAGCTAAAGCAAGCTGAGTCTTCTTACCCATAATTCCATCAAGAGGACCAGGATCAAAGCCTAACTCCGCAAGGATCTTTTGCATATACTTAACATCAACTCCAGTATCAGCAGCTTGCTGTTGAGGAGTCTTAGCAGCAGGAGGCGGTACCTGCGCTAATGCTTGCTGCACAATCTGCTGAGGCGGAGGGGGAGGCTTAAATTGACCTGTAGGCTGAGGTTGAGGTTGAGCTAAACTAGTAAGCCTAGTAGTTATTTGCTCCATCCAAATACGCTGATTGTTAGCCATATCATTAGCAGCCTGAGCCTGCGCTTCAGCAGCAGCTTGCTCTTGCTCCCTAGCAGTTTGTCTCGAAGCTCTATCCGCTTGAGCTGCACCTAATGCGTTCTGCCACTGAGCAGCTTGATTAGCGCTATCAAAAGCTAAATTCTCCAGCGACCTAGTCTTACCGGTGTTAAGTTCGTTAAGAGCCCTGCCATAATCTTCACTAAGACGGCCTTGCTCTTGTACGTTAACACCAGAGAAAGCAATACCTTGGTTAGCTAGCTTATTCTGGAGAGACTTTTGATTCTGCTCATTAATTCGTCCAGCTTGTTCAACATTCTTAGTATAGTCTTCACCAACACGTTGACTAGCTAACTGATTATTAGAAGTCAACCGAGCAATGTTATTATGAATAGCATTAGTAGCAGCTTCATAGTGAGGATCATAAGCCCAGTTAGAAGGCGCCTGATACTTACCGATAGACTCGCTAAGCTTTCTTAATGATTCGTTAGGATCTACTACTGCGGGAGTAGCATCAGCCATTACCTACCCCTTTTATTCCTCTGCTGAAGCTTTCTCTGAGCCGCAATTTGCATAGCCCTATTAAGCTTTGTTGCGACAGCCTCGGCCCTGGGATTAGCATTAACTACAGAGCCTTGAGGAGCGCTCGTTCTAGCCCTATCTTGCAACGATCTCTGTAAATCCTGAACTTGAGGATTGACTGCGGGTTGAGCTTGCTGCATTTGAGTGCCTTGTTGAGCAGCATGTAAGTTTCTAATGGCTTGAGCGGCTTCTGCTGGAATAGCAGTAGGGGGACGCCCAATATCGGGACCCCCACCAGTCCTAGCCTGTGATCCTCCAGGGTACATATTTTTACCCCGAGCTAACTCCCCAATCTTGCCTCTCGCATCCTTAATACCCTGTAATCTTTTCATTACCTCTTCTTGAGGATCAACAGCCATGTTACTCCTAAGTTTTAATGAACCAGTTGACTACTCTATACGGCGGAAGATTATTAGTAGAAGAGATATCACCAGCAGGCTGAATATCTGAATTCCCTACAGTGCCATCACTCACTGAGCCTGCAGAATGTCCATGATCATATCTATGGGTATGGTTTTGATATACAGAGTTATCGTCGAGGCGACAAACTCCTCCGAGGACACCTGCATACATTAAAGCCCCACCACCATGATCACTGGAACGGAAAGCATTATGGACGTTCCAAGCCGACCATCCCTGAACATCAGAAGCACTAGCATTTCCTGCTACTGCGACTTGGTGTGAGTGATTATCAGATTGTCCACCAGAACTAACAGCTCCTGTACCACTTACAGAGATAGAATGACTATGAAAATGAGTATGACCGTCATCTGCATGATCGTGGTGCGGAATACCTTTATGCCCACCAGTTTCACCTAAAGCGTCAAACTCAACCTGACCAGCATCTCTACCTACTAATACCCTTCCTCTGTAATCAGGCAAGACATTACTATTCCCTAAGTAAGCATAAAGATCAGGGTACAGGTTAGCGTCAAAAGTCCCACCATTACAAAGTAAATGCCCTACAGGAGCTGTAGCTGTCTCTAATCCAACAATAGCGCCTGTAGGAGTAGCTCGTTCCTGCAACAAATTAACATAGTCTTGAAGCTTGTTGAGCTGAAGCTGTAACGAGCTACGAAGAGACGCTAAGTCATCAGTAATGTAAAGAGGGTCAAGGCTGAGCTTTTGCATTAAGGAGTCCCAGAAGCTAGAATCGGTACCTTCCTACCGAGATGGAGATTAGCTCTATAAAATTCAAATGGACTAGTATGTGCATAGCTAGCTCTTAAGGCAATGCCCCTAGCTCTATGTCCTCCAGACATCTTGTAGCCTTTAACTTGAGTAGCATTAAAACCAGGACTCTGAACAGAACTCAGTGCATCATCCACTCTCCACTGGAAGCTAGGACTAGAGTGAGCAATATACTCAAGTCCAGCAAATTTCAGCCTAAGAAAGTCATCTACAGAAGAGGTGAACTTCTTAGACTCAAATCTGCTAGAATAAGCAGACCCGGTTCCAAGAGTGTTATGCTGATGTCCGTCTGCAAAGGAATTGATGCCGGTACTTAAAAGGTAGCTATAGTTGTCAATAGCTGCATCAGAAGTGAAATAGAGGTGGTTACCCTTAGTAATCAAAAGCTGAGACTCATAAGGAGGACTACCTGTAGGAAGACCAAAAGCGTCAATGATAGGAGGATTACCTTCTAAAAAGTCCCAACTAGACCAAGCACCATTCCGCAAGTTATAAGCATACGCATAGCCGGTAGCTAGACCAGCACTAACGTATGCGTCAAAGTGACCAACGAGAATGAGATGGTCTGCGAACCTAGTAACTCTCCACATACCCTGCCCAGGATCAACCCCAAGGGTAAAGTTATTTTCTACAGGGTTCCAGACCTTCTCACTAAGATTAACAAAACTGCTACCGTTAGTCTTGTAGAGACCTGTTCTTGAAATGAAGTAAGCTTCGCCGTTATAGTAGTACGTAGAAGCGCTGCCAGCAGAGGGCGCAGCTCCAATACTACCGATCTTACGAACTACCCAGTCAGCAGCAGAGAAACCCTGAACATAAAGAATCCAAGTGCTATTAGTCTTGAAGATGAGAAGCAAGTCTCCAAGAGAGATCAAACCTACAATCGGATCTGCGTCATCTACGCCGACGTCAATTGTATCGGCAATAGCCCAGGTACCGAATCCTGTACCAGCTCCAGAGAAAGCAATACGCCCAGGAGCACTACTAACGCTAGCAAAAATCCTCTGCTTGTGGAATACTGCATGGTCCCCAGTAGGACTATTAGTGATAGGAGGATCAGTAATAGTGATGCCAGAAAGAGTACGAATTCCTCCAGCCCCAAAGCCGCCTAAATAAGTAGTACCGTTAGCATATAGCATCCATCGAATACTGGCTCCACTAGGATTTGTCAAAGGAGTGACAACCCCAGTAATAAGTGACACTCTCCAAATAGCGTTAGATCCGAAACTCCTAACCAAAATCTGTGCGCTCGTTGGATCGTACCCTAAAATGACCGGAGAGAATGGAGTCATAGTGGTACCGCTAATCCTGAAGAATCCAGGACGTTTAGTTAAAATCTCGTTAGGGTACCAAAAGTTATGGCACTCAACCAACTCATGATCAGCGATCTGAGTTGAAGGATCTACAGTGTTTAAGCCTCCATTGAACTTCAGCTCAATATCAGCCATTACCAAGTATCTCCAGCGATCGAACGAACTGAGGGATACGTCTCGGCATCTACAGTCTTAGCATCATAAATAGTTTGCAACAAACGAGTATCATAATCCTGTCGAGCTTGCTGAGCGGCGCCCCATTGCTCGTCTTGCTGCAAAGCTCTCCATAAGCAATATTGAACTAAATCCTCGTGATAAATCTCAGGAATCTCCGGGGTCTGACTAGAACCAGTCAGCTTCACAGCATTACGAATATATGCCATCGAGATACCATAAGCACTATCAGGCACAGGGTAAAAATTGATGGCATTAGAAAAGTGATAGTAGTAGAGAGGCTTTCCTGTAGTAGTATTAGATTCCGCTTCAGGATACAGAACATTAATACTCTGAGCGGTCTGCCTACGAAGAGTGATACCTTCTAACCTAATCCAAAGCTCTCGAATAAAGTTAGTTGGGCGAGCAAGAGAACTATCTGCGGCTACAGTAGTTCCAGTCCAAATATCTTCTAAACACTCAGCTTTCCTACAAATATCAGTCTGCCCATCATTGATCCAATCAAGAATCATCTCAGGAGTAAGCTGCGCTCCTGCCGTATCACCAAAGATATTCTGAACTCTTGATTGAATCTCGCTGACGAACATTACTTCTCCTCAATTTTCCAGGAGGGCTTAGGATCGTCGTCCACAGTAACCAATTGACCGTCATCATTCTTGAAGCTATATCTACCTTTAGGTGAATCAATGATATGCTTAACGATGTCCTTAGCTTCTTCCATGCGTTCCTGAAATCTCCGTCCTTCTGCCTTTCTCAGTGACGCATTGTTAGATTCCACACCACCAAGAACATCAACCATATGACAATCAGCAGCACGAATTCGATCCAAAACCCTCGCATCCATCTGCCACGCATAAAAGATAACACGCCATTCACCATCCTTACAGCGTTCAATAATTCGCCAAGGGGCGTCACCTAAGGCAGCCGCTCGCTCTAAGTATTGAACTTTTAAGTTTGGATCGTAGGCATGTACCTGTTCAATAATACCAAGTACATCCCTATCAACCAAGCTCCCATCATCAAGCTTTACATAGCCTTCGGGGTTGTGAAGTTCGTCCCACATTTTAATTTCCTACAGGAGAGTTACTCGCCGCTCGCCGAAGTAAAGGGGTTTTCACTCTCCTGTAGGAACCTTAACCTTTCTTCTAGTTACCCTTCAATAATGTCGTTAAGAGCGCCGTGAGCGCTACGCTGATTAGTACCGAACTCGTAGTAAACCTTCATAAGACCTTCCCAAGCATCGTAGTCCCGGACCCACTTAAGGACAGTTCCATCCTTGTCAGCCCAGTGCCACGGACGGTTACGGAAAATCTTAATCTTAGATTCCGTAATGAAGTACATACGGTTAGCAGGAGCATCAGTGTCTTCAACCATCGGAATTTCCTTAGCTCCGTAGTTGAAGGGAAGCCCCTGGAAACCACCAGCGTATTCCTTAGTATCGGTGTAACGCCTCTGCTGAGTAAGCAGGTTGAAGTAAGCACGACGAACACCAAGGTTGGTAAAGATAGCAGAAGGACGTTGACCGGACTTAGTACGAATAGCGTCCACAGTCTCGATCATAATACCTTCGGAAAGAGCCCGAAGAGTTCCAGCTCCAGCCGGGTTGTTCCGGATGGTAGCCTTCCACTTGCTCTGAACAGCAGGATCTAAACCGTGAAGAACAAGAGTATCTGAAACCATATTACCGAAGCCAGAAGGCTCTCGCTTGGTACCGCCGACATAGTTACCTTCACGGTAAAGACCTTCAGCAGTAGTAGCAGTAACGTCGCCAGCAGTACCGTCATCGTTAACGTAAGTAACGACGTTAGTAGATTCATTGATAGCAGTAATACGCTTGTTAAGACCAACAGCAGCGCCGTTAGCCCGAGTAAGAATGTCGAAGCGCATTCCCACTTCAAGGAACTGAATATTGTTTACGGTAACAGAAGAAGCTCCATCAGCAGTAACGCTAGCGAGAAGGCCGCTGGAGTCACCGTAAGTAATACGGTTCTCATCCTTAGCGATGTCGTCCTTAACTCGCGTCATTTCCTCATCAAGACCGCTAGCGAAAGCCTGAGCATTAGTTTCCGCTAACTCCATCACCTGACCCGTAATACGAGTCCTGGCGTAACCGTACTGAAGAGGAACGTGAACAGAAGCGTAACCCTGAGCACCAGCAGCGGGGAGAATTTCCATCTCTCGCCGCCAACCAATACCGGTGTTACGAGTAACGTGAATAGGAAAGTCGACATACTTACCGCCGACAGTTTCGACAACGCCTTCACTTGTTCGCTCAATCCGCTTACGAGCGACGTTCTCGTCATTAACCTGATCCTCAATACGACCTGCGTAAACCTCCTTCAGAATCGCATCAAGGGTGGTGAGTGTTGCCTGGGCCATTTAACTTAGCTCCTTACATTCCAGCCTGATTGGTTTGACCAATCACGTTTGCGATAAGGTTCTTAATATCCTTATCGGGAATCGAGCCAAGGTTCTGTGGTCCGTTCTGAGGCACAGCACCTCCACCAGCAGATGAGAGAACAGCAGGAGGAAGATGCTCAGTAGATTGCTGCATCTTCTCAATATGCTGCTGTAACATGTTCTGCCAAGCTTTAACGGCAGCTTCCCCGTCTTCACCGTTAGAAATCTTAGTCAGAACATACTCGTCATCGAATTCCCCATACTCCTGCTTAAGCAGGTTAAGGTATTCGTCAAGCTCTGCGTCTTGCTGCGACTCAGTAGTTCTGGTATCTTGATCCATAACCCACTGAGCGAGCGCCGTAAGAACTTGCTGCTGTTGGTCGATCTGAGCTTTAATCTCAGGAGGTAACCCCTGGAACTCTTGGCTCGATTCGCCGATTTCGGACTCGCCAGTCTTTTGTGCCTCTTCTTCAATACCAAGCTCACTCTTTAAAACTTCATAAAGAGTTTCGGGCTCTTCGTTAAGAATTCGATAAACCTCAGCCATTTGCTGAGTAGTCTCTTCATCCCAACCAAGAGGCTCGTAATGCTTGTATTGATTCTTCAGGTCCTGAAAGCGACGAGTCACGCCTGCATCAAACTTCTTAATGTACGGCTCCATAATAGAAACGTGCTCTTTAGGAGCGTCCTTAAGAAGTTCCTGCACAAATGAGCTGTATCCAGATTCCTGGCCCTGGCTCTGAGATTCTTCTACAGAGTCTTCTGTACCTTCACCACCTGAAGCTCCACCACTCAATGATTCCGGGTTTGCTTCCCAACTCATTAAGGGGGAGAAACTCAGGTAGTGAAGGCCCTGGAAGGGCTTGCGGACTAACATTTTAACTCCTAATTGTTATTGAGGCTGTTCCGAAAATTCGGTCCTGGCCTACAGTTACTTACGCTTCCTAGGCTTAAACGGGTTATTCAGGTTCTTCTTAACAAAACCGCCAACAGCTTTCTTAGCATTTTCAGTTCTAGCAGCACTTCCAGCAGACAAACTCGCAGAGATATTAGCGAGAGGCTGAGTTACTTTCTTAGCACTCTCAACATTTCGCCTACCAAGAACTCGCTGTGCTGTACTCTTATTAACCTTACGAGAAGCAGCAGCAGGAGCAGAAGCAGGCATCTTAACTTCCTTGCGATCTGCTCGCTCTCCACCTCGTTGCTGAGTGCCTCCAGCAGAAGTAGAAGTCGAACGCGTAGAAGCTTGCTTATTAGCCGTACTAGTAGCAGACTTCAAACGATTCTCTCCGTACATTCTACGGACACCTTCTTTAAACTCTTCGCTAGCATCACCTCTACCAGCTTGAGCTAAAGAAGCCGACATACCCTTCTTTTTGATCTCGTCAATAACAGCTTGACTAACTTTGATAGCCATTACCTTACCGATCCTGGTGCGTCTGCTAATCTAAGTGCATAGATCATATCATTTTCAGTCATTAAGTCTAATTGAGCATCTGAATACGTAGTAGCTGAGATAGCTTGAAGACGAGCACGCATCTCGTCAATAGTTGAAGCGCCATATGTAGTAAATCCTGCACCCAAAGATTGACCACCATTTATATTAGTAGGCATGGACCTTTGGGCAGAACCAGCGTATAGCGTGCTATCTGCATAAACAGCGTGTGTACCTGGAGTCTGTGTTGTGTCAGCTCCAGAGTATGTAATAACCCCAGCAACATAATCTACATTAGTAACAACTCTAAAGCTACCGTTAAGGCTGCCGCCCGTCTTATGGATAAAAGCAATGCGCATACCTGGCCTAAATTTACGCGCATCAGCTACAGCAACAGTGACGCTATTAGCACCGTCTGCTGTAATTTCAGCTAACTTTGAATCACCTCCACTCACAGCAGGCACGCCTAATCTATTACCGACTTGAGCCCTTGCCACGCTTCAACCTCCTCTTCGCCGCCTTCTGAATATTACTTCCGTACTCTTTATCCCAACGTTTTGCAATATCAGGATGGTTTGCGTGCATAAAACGTCTTTGCTTCTCACTGCGGTAAGGCATTTTCTTGAGGTACACCTCCTTCAGGAGGGGCTCCATTGAGTTGAGGCTGGCTACCATTAGTCTGTCCTGGCATTCCCGGTTGCATAGGCGGGGCTACAGGCATACCTCTAATTAATGCATCGAGGCGAAGATCGCCTTCAACAAATTGATGACCTAGCATAGAAGCGTACTTCTGCTTATGCATAGTCATATGAGCGATGAACTTTTTCTTGATCTCGTCATCAAGATTTTCCCACTCTTGCGTCTTGCAATAATCTTCGTGAGTCTGAACATGAGAAATATCATCGTCAAAGATATTAATAGGAACATCTTGGCCTTCAGACATTCTCAAATTCTCACGTTGCGCATGACGAGTGTTCTTCTGCATATCCTCATACAGACGGCCAGTTTCAGCCATATCAAGGTAACGCAAGCCCTGCTGAGGAGGAATCCACCCGTTCTTCATTAATTCAGTGATGAACGCTTGCTTAGCAGCTCTTGAGACGGGTGTAGCTGAGCCGGCCTCAACAAGATAATCAACGTTACCTCTAATGCTAGCTTTAGTGAATTGGTAGGATTCAAACTGTCCGTTCTCCCCCACCACTCGAACAGTGCGAGGGTGGTCCCAAAATTGCGAAACGTGGCTGAGGAAGTGCCGTCCAAGTCTTTCTACCCCTTCTTCGAGAGAAGAGATTGTAGAGCTGAGCTTTGAATCATCTTGTTCCTGCAAGAAGCTGATAGCAGTTGCTGCTGTAACTCCAGGAGGAGTCTGTCCTTTTGTGATTTCATGCTGAGAGGAAATATCATTCATATCCGCCTGAATACGATTAACCTCTTCCAACACATAGCTAGGCAAGCTTTGCAGCGGAATAGGTGTAGGCATCTGATATCCAGGCTGAACAAGAACGATAAGCCCTGGCTCAGAAGTGATACGATTAGGATCAACAGAACCCTTAATAGCCATTAACTGAGGCTTAGCCATACGATTCTTCGCCTCAATAATTTGACTACGAGTCCTGTTATATTCCTTCTGAAGCGACATCAAGTCTGCGATAGTAGACTCAGAATAGAAACGCCCTGTAGGAATATGATCCAGCTTAGTGAAAGGGAACTCATACTCATTAGAGTAATTATAGAGCCACCCTTCATACTTGTAAAGAACTTCATTACCAGCCCAAATTACTACAGCTCCGTTCTGGAACTTAGCGTTCGGCTTAATCCAGATTTCCTTAACAGACACCATATCTCTGGAAGCAGTTTGCAATCCAAGAGCATTCATAAACTTCTGCTCAAGAATTCCACTACCACCAGATCCTGCATCTGGATTAATTTCCTTACCGAAAGTCTTAAAGATCCATTCAGGACTCTTCGCCATTACGTGAATAGCGTAAGGCTGGTTATCAATTTCCTCTTCTTGGATATCAGGAACAAGCAGGTGGAAGGGAGTTAATGGCTCTGCACCAATAGCACCCTTCACTCCTGTTTGATCCTTGCGACCTCTATCATAATAATCTTTGATAAAGGAAGTACCACAAAGCAGTTCCCAGAATACAGCTCTGCGAACGACTTTATTCATGCCAAGAGTACGCCAAAGAAAGTCGTGAATAGACTGACCTGCACGAGCGCCAGCTAGATCCTCCTCTTCAGAAGAAGCCGGAAGAATAAAACCACGAGGCTTCTCTTTGGTAATCTTAGCAAGCTCTCCTCTAATAATGGGACGGATCTTATTAGATACAAGTCGGACCCGCCACGGCGGTACAGGCGGTTCGTATAACTTACTATAGGTAACATCGGATTGATTTGCTGCAGCATCCAAAGCCGTAGTAGCCCACTGAGCATATTGCCTCCCAAAATAGAAGGCCATATTTAGATACCACTGACGCTCGAAGATAAGCCGTGGCGTCCGTGCTGTGTTATAGGCTTTATTGCAGTAATCAATAATCTGCTTGTCAGGGTTGCCGAGGCTGAGCCTGTTTGTTACCATATCCCTGACTGATGTACTCATTACTTAGCCTCGATTCCCAATTCCTTCAAGTCTTCACTCATATCTAACAATTCTTCGCCTACACCGGATACTTCTTGATACATTGCTGCAAATCTACGAAGTTCTTCTTCATCATTCATTCCTACAGAGGGCTGCTCAGAATTCGAGCTTGAAATCGGAATCTGACTCGTCTGAATGTAGCTCGTCCATTCCTTCGTCATGCACCGATTCAGTAATCTCTCCCTCTCCAGCTCCCAACTTTTCCGTTCGCTCTGATGGTTCAGTTCCTGGGATTTCCACAGTTTGATGAAAATAACCACCGTCACGAACCACACTACCGTCATTATTGCTGCGATACCCAGCGTTAGCCAAAGCACGTAAACTCTCCTCTAACGCTCCAACTCGCTTGATAAGCTCATAATTAATAGCCTCTAATTCTTCCTTAGCAGCACGAAGTTCCTTGTGCTCATCAGGAGAAATATAAGAGTACCAATGAGCCATCTCATTAACACAGAGGCTGCAAACATAAAATGCACCCTCATAGTCAAGCGAGACTCCAGTATCAATGTAGGAATCTCTCTGCGCACCCCTACAAATAAAACAACACCCTGGGAGTGCTACAGGAGTGTAGACTTTCTCCATTAGAAATCAGCTAACTGCTCTTCGGGAGCCTTCTCTTCATTGTTCTCAGCTTCTTCCTCAAGCTGCTCGCCAGGCTCGGGAAGGTCCTGCTCTGTTTCTTCCTGAGGTTCACCAGTTTCTTCATCCATTGCAACATACTCCCCTTCTCCCTGACCAAGTTCATACTTCTCACGACGCTGCTCCTGAACAACAGCTTCGTTCTGGTCTAAGTAAGTTTCCACTTCAGCACGCTCATTAACTCGGATACGAAGCCAGTCATCAGTTGCCGGAGAGCCAATAGTAGTAACTTCACCACGAGCATTGGTAATCTCAATTCGATCAACGTTTAAAGTCTCAGCCTGAGACTCCCAGAGAGGCTCTTCCTGGTCATTGATTAAAATACGAAACTTGCCCATTTAAAAATCGTCTCCTAAGTTCGGGTCATATGCTGACGGTGTTCCTACAGAAGTTAATTCAGTATCTCTGTATTCATGGGGGTCAAGAATTGCCGTTGACGCCGCAACTGCATTGGGCGCAGATCTTTTTGGAAACTCCGTACCTGAATCGAACTCTGGCCTACTAGAGATAAGGTAACGGAGTGCATCGGCTGCGTGATCGTCTTTTTTGTGCTGCTCCTCCTTTGCATTTTTATCAGCTCGAATCTTTTTATTGGCCCATTGAGCCCATCTCAATCGTCCAATTTCTCTAATGAGGTTAGTGCAGTTCTCCGTAACAAAGAGCTGAGGTACTCCGTTGACTCCAGTAAGATATCTTGCAACTCGGTTAATTCCTGCTTTTTGATCGTTATTTCCGAGGACGATTGGGATTCCATACTCCTGATATTCAAGAAGGACCGAAGTACCAGTAATTGGGTCAATATTTCTGATAGACGGGTCTCCAACATAGTACTCCGGGACCCGCCCATGCTCAGCGTTAATTCTGTGTATAGCTTGAGCATGATCTCTCACAATCTTTCCGGAAACATAGTATTCATCGTAGATTACTACTCTTCCGTCCCCATTAACAGCAGCCCACAGAAAAGCTGTAGGGTTAGAGAAGCCATGATCCATTGCTGCTACATGCAATCCGCCTAAAGCTTCCAACTTGCTGTATGGAATCTCATCTATAACATGCTTGGCGGGATCAAACATTTTATAGATAAGACCACCAATTTGAACGAACTTACCGCTCTTACGAATAAGCCGCTCTTCCTCTGTTAAGCCAGACAGAATAACTTGAGCTTCTCCATAGTTGATATGAGGGTTATCCTCCATATCAACTTCAACACATTTAATGCTAGTATCCTCCTTAGCCTGAAGATACAATTCGTCATACAGCCAACCACTCATTCCCTCAAGAGGGGTGAGCGTCATCCAAAAGGACCCGTTAACGTCAATAAGTCGTTGCAAACATTCAATGTAAATGTCCCGTGGTGGTTCCTCGTCGAAGTGAATGAAATGTCGAGAAGTTCCTGCGAACTTATCAACATCTTGATCATATGACATAAATTCAAGAGTGCTTCCATTGGCTAAGGTAAGAATGCGAAACTCTTTATTATATGCCTTCTCCCACGAACCGCCGGAGAGGGCGCTAGCTGGCATCCATCTAGCAAATTCAGGCTTAACAATTCTTTCGACACCGTTGAGAAAGTCGACACTAACACAACGTCCGCGTACAGGTGGTTTCGGTGTTTGTATATATGGGTGCTTTCCAGTGAGCCACCAAATAGATTCTGTAACCCCTCCAACAGTTTTACCGGACCTGTTGCCTCCAAGGAATAGACGCTTCCTTGCGCTTGAAGAGTGAAACTCAATCTGCTTTTCGTGTGGCTCGTACCCGTAGATATTTGGTCTGACAACTTGGGCTCGCATTCCCTCCGCTAATACGCGAAGAGCAGACTTAGTATCTTTAATCTTAGAGGTCTGATTACGCGGCACTCTCTACCCACTCCCAAGCTGATCCTGCTACAGTCCATACAGTAGGTGTTTCTACAAGAGAGATGCGATCTACGTAAAGAATCTCGCCACTAGCAAGACCTTCAAACCGCACCAGCGTCTGTACTCGATCTATGTTCAAGCCCGTCGGGATAACCAATGTGAAAGTAACGACGGTCCAGCCAGTCGATCCGACCGCAACAAGCGCCGGGCCTTGGTTAGCCACGAAACCGCTCGGTGTGTGGGTGTTGATTTCCATTCGGACGTTACGTGTACCCGACACCGAAGTGTCGGTGCGGACGTATGCCGTAGCCGTGTAGGACTTACCAGGGACGACAGGAATTTGAGTATTCAGCCGAGCCTTCGCCGCTACAGCCCCAGTAGAGGTGACGGCGAGCGATTGTGTACCGTCAAGGGCTTGTGCCGCAGACTGGGCAATTGTGCTGTTCGCACTATCAGGGGCCCAGCCCGAGACGGAAGTCTCGAACGAAGCGTCATTGGCGCTGAGTAGGTTCGGTGAGCCCCCCGGCTGTACTGTACTAGCAGGAAGTCTAGTTCCAAGCTTAGCCACAGCACTAGCATCAAAGCGAGCTACAATTGGACCATCAATTCCATTACGAACTTCTGCGTAAAAGATTTTACCGCCAAAACGATTAATCCCGACAGCATCAGATCCAATAGCAAGCTCTGAGTTACTATTAAAAAGAGAAACCACTCCAGCAGATACATTAGACTGAATAATAGTCCAAGTAATCCCATCATCTGAATAATAAAAGGTGTTAACTTTTTGACCTGCACCATTATCTACATCAAGAGTCCACCGAAGCCATCTCGGCTGTCCGTCAATAAAACCATAATCAGTTAAAGGATTAGATGTACTACTTGAAAGTGCTGTAACCCCATCTGAGGAATAGTTAGCCGCAATCTGACCGCTAATTCCAATCAACATTCTATAAGAGCGCTGATTAGCATTAATGTTATACTTCGTTACAAGAGATTGAGTAGCTCCTGTATTCCAATTATCAGCAGCGCATTTGATACGAATATCAACATCACCAGCAATATCAAGAACCGCTGCATCTGGCGTAGAGATATAATTTCCAGAAGTCCCAGGAGTTTGCCAAGCAATCTCAGGTACAGCAGGAACATTAGCTCCTTGCCAATTCCAACCAGAACCAGAAATAGTCCAAGGAGTTTGAATGTCACGAGCATCAAAAGAAGCTACTACAGTGCCACTAACTTTAACTTCTGCATAATAAATCTTGCTAAGCAGCTCTCGACCCGCTACTTCCAAATCCGAACCAATAACTAATCCAGAACTACCTACAGAATTAATTGAAGTAAAGCCAGAAGCAGAAGGTGTATTTAAAGGAGTCCAAGTAACACCATCAACAGAAGCAAAAAGTGCTACGAAACCCGTTCCTGCTGTATAGGTAAATCTATACCACTTATTACCCGCAGGAGTATCAGCACTTGCAGAAATTCCTACACTACTGCTACCATTCTGTGAAAGAATTAACTCTATACGATTAGCAACAGAAGCTGAATGACGTAAAAGCCAAGCCCTATTACCGCCCGTTATGCCCCATTTTCCAATAATACCCTTAGCAAGTGTGCTAGTGTTGTCATCATCCAGTTTAATCTTTACATCCAAATCTCCAGTAGGCTGTACTGGACCGTATGGATAACTTAAATAGCCGCCCGCTGCCCCAGTGAGTCTCACATAATCAAAATCAAGATTAGGATTAACGGCACCATTTAAAGTCCAGCCATTAAGCTCTGTAGGACTCTGCTGACCAGAAACTTGAACTTCACTAGCGTCGAACTTAGCTACTACAGGGCCTTCGATACCGTTGCGAACTTCGGCGTAATAGATATCACCGATAAACTTTCGCCCCAAACCATCGGTAGTTTCTGCGCCCAGATACAACGGCATAGTATTGTCAGAAATATAAGTAACACCGGTCAATACCTGAGTAGTGCCCAGCTGAGTCCAGGTGATGCCATCAAGAGAAGTGTAATACTTACTCTCACTCTGGCCGTTACCATTATCTACATCAAGAGTACCACGAACCCAAAAAACATCCCCCGGTCTAAACCCAGCCCCGACTATAGAACCAGCATTAGTACTAGTAGACTTTGTAGTACCGCCCTCTCTCCACAATAAGTCTAAGGTACCATAACCGCCGATTCTAAAACTGTAACCCCCATTACCATCTCGTTTACCAACTAACCCAAAAACACCGCCAGCTAGAGCAGCCGGTTTGACCTTAACCCTAATGTCAATATCGCCTGTAATAGAATTAAGCACAGAGTCTGCCATAGACACTGTAGTAGCTGGATAAATTCCATAGTTCCAGTTAGTACCGTTCATAGTCCAAGCTTCAGAGGTAATGCCCATACTTCCTGAGCCAATAGCTGAAGGACTACGAACACCTGTTACGGAAATACCAGTAGCAGAAAATACTGCTGCGATTGCTCCATTAATTCCGTTACGAATCTCGGCGTAGTAGACCTTGCCCTTAAAAAGCGAGTTTGTTCCAGCAGTATGCCCGCCAACTTCAAGTGGTGCAGTACCATCAAAAATAGCAGTACCAGGAGCTACTGTTCCTGAGCCCGAGGTAGTCCAGGTAATACCATCATCAGAATAGTATACTGTAGTTAATCCAGAACCCTGAACCCTAGTAGCTCTAATCCATTTAATTTGCCCGTCAAGAAAATTTAACGGAGGAGAAGCATACTCAGGGAAATTAGATCCGTTAGTAGAAACAATAAACACCACGCTACCGTTACTACCAATACGAACCATGAAACTGCGTTGATTGTCCGTAACATGATATTTCGCTATGGCAGTTTGAAAACCTCCACTAGCCCAAGTATCGGCTGCAAGTTTAACTCTAATATCAATATCGCCAGTAATACTGGTAGCAGCAGAATCCGGCGTAGAAGCATAATTTCCAGGAGTTCCATCAAACTGAACATACTGCTCATCAAAATGTAAAGCAGACTTCAATAACCCACGGTTAAAGAAGTCATACATTTTATCTTGAATAGAAGAACCCTGCGCACCAGCTAAATTAAGCCGGTCGAGCAGGGTTGCAGTAGTCATCTTTGAGGTATAGCCTTCAGCGGTCCACCACCTATTTAATAACTCTTGAACAGAGCCCACGTCCTGGCCCTGTTCAGTAGCTACACCATAGATAGGCCCTAATCGCTCTAAAATTAAGTCATTGACTGACGGGCTCATCATAAACCTCTTCTACAGGAGTCTCAATGGGGGTGTTAACAATCCTGTAAAGATCAGCTATTAGTTCCAGAAGCGCTTGCGCTTGCTCTCTGTTCACGTCTCTGCTCTTTCCATTTCTTCCAACCAGAAGCTTCGTCAGTTGCTTCTAGTTCAGCTACAGCTTTAGTTAAGCCAGTAGCGATGACGTTCATCTCATCAACAACACCATCGTATCGACTCTCCATCTCGTCAATACGAGCGCTGTTATTCTTAGCATAAGTCTCTAACTTACCAAGACGGTCTTCCGCACGCCTAGCAGCAATCTCTGCCTTAAGTGCATCAAAGTCTGCACGAAGAGTGTCGTGCTTAGTCATCAAGTTATTAATGGCATCGATGAGCGGGTTTAAGTCAGTGAGCTTGGCTGTACTAGTTCCTGTTAACTTACTAAGAAGAGGACTCATACCAGCGCCACCGTTCCGTTCTTAACAGTCCCATCAGAATACTTAACCTTGAAGCTCAAAGTGTTACCAGCTTCGTTAACCCAAGCACTCCACTGTGAAGTAATAAGATTAGCGTCTGCCGGAGCAGAAGTAGGCGCACCAGCAAACATCCTCATACGACCAATATTAACCTGAGAAGCATCGGTAGTAGTGCTACCAGAACCTAATGCTACGCTATATGCATGAGGAGCTGAAGCTGTACTACCAATAGCTACAGAATAATGACCAGCAGACGAAGCTCCTGCTGTAGAAGAGGTACCACTACCAATAGCAGTAGAACAAATACCGCCAGCTTTAGCTCCGTTTACTCCAGAAGCAGCAGCTCCACCGATAGCAATTGCACCTTGCGATGAAGCTGTAGGGCCAGCAGTATTATTCTGCCCGCCACCAATTGCGATTCCTTGAGTTCCAGTCAGAACTCTGGCTCTAGACCCAATAGCTACACTCTCAGAAGTTGTTGCAGAAGCTACAGTACCGATAGCTAAAGAGTTAATAGCAGAAGCTGCAATACTAGGAGAGTTACCAATAGCGATACCGTTTGTAGCTCCAGCACCAACGCTAGTGCCAGAACCAATAGCTACGCCAACATCTCCAACAACGTTAGACAAGATACCTATAGCAACAGCCTGAGATCCAGCAGCAGAAGCGCCTGCGTTAGAGTTACTTCCAGAGCCAATAGCAATTGAGTTAGCACCAGTAGCCCGAGTACCGTTTACTCCAACACTACCGCTAGGACCAATAGCAATAGCTCCTTGAGCCGTAGCCCTAGGAGAAGCTGTAGTATTAGTTGCTGCTCCAATCGCTATAGCGCCTTGAGCTGTAGTAGCTTGAGCGTTCCTACCAATAGCAATAGTTTCTGCGAAAGAGGCTGTAGCCGTATCTCCAGTGTTTGCTATAGCAATAGAACCAGTACCAGTTCCATCTACAGAAGCTCCACCAGTTCCCGGTGCCCCTTGCGGACCTGGTATTCCCTGTGGACCAGCAGGACCAGTTAAACCAATAGGGCCTTGAGGCCCAATTTCTCCTTGTGGACCTGGAGAACCTGTAGGACCTTGTGGACCGGGAGGCCCAGTAAACCCAATAGGAGGCGAAGTAGGGTTAGTGTATTCAACCTTAACGTCGTCTACAGTAGAATTGGCAGCAGGAACGATAATAGCAAATAAATTACCATTCTCGTTAACCTGGTAATAAGAGCCTACAGGTGAGACGTTGCTGGTCTCTTCGAGAGTTAAGCTCCAGCTTCCTGAGCCGTCTGTAACCGTACTTTCCTCAGCACCGATGACAGCTCCGTCTGAAATTCTAGTAGCCCCTTTAGGCACAATACGAGCAATAACTCTCGCCCCAACTACAGGAGAGCCTGAAGGGTCTACTAAAGTTCCAGAGATAACGCTAGTCGGCACAATTACATCCGTTCAATAAGCTTAACCGCTACCCAGATAACGAAGATAATAATAAGAGCGTAAACTAAGAGGTACAGCGGGTCACGCCTCATAATGTAAAACTTCTTTCTAGTTAGACTAGTGTTTCACTTTCGCGTTCTTACCGCCAGGCCCACTTTGGTGAGTCTTACCAGTAACGTCCCTACGCTTCTTGTAATGCTCGATACGACGCTTAGCAGCTTCCCTGTAATCCTTAAATTCAGCCATTGTACAGGTAGTCCTCCACTAGAGCAACTAAGTCCTGAATGTGCTTTAGTTCGTAAGTCTTAATTTCAACCTGAGTCTCTCTGTAAGCTACAGTAGCTGTGTAAGAGACCCAAGAACCCGAAGGCTCTGCTAAAATGTTTTCCCCTACAGAGTCCGCTAAGTTAGCTTGCTGCTCAGCTTCATCGTAGTCTTCCCACTCATCACTCGGGCTCATATCCCTGCCTACCTTGTAGGGATCAATCATTTTCTGCTGCCCTAAAGAAATACAGTGCCCTAACCCCGGCATCTAAGCTACCTCAGCCTCAATAACTGACTCTAACTCAGCAGCAATAGCGTTCATAACTTGAGGACTAACGTGCCGAGAAACGATTTCGATGACTTGAGTAAGAACAACGTCAATGTTGAGGTTCACGTTTACGTTCTTCTGGTAAATCCCCCGCATCGAGAAGAAGAGTTCTAACGCCTTGTTGTCTCCTGCTTTAACGTTCTTGATGAGGGACTTATAAGCCTCGAAGTCCGCTGCAGAAAATAACGCTTCACCTCGTTTGCGGAGGAATTCAACGAACTGTGGCTGCCGTAACCATGCACTGTACTGTTGAGGTGAAACTTGAATTTGTGCAAGCTTCTCACGTTCTGACCTCTTATCATGAAGGTTCAGCATCAAGTTAGCACAAATAATCTGCTTAGGACTTAAAGCTTTCGACTCTTTAATGAGCTTACCTGGGAACACAAGTTGCTCGGTATCCATTCCCCTACAGGCAACCTGGTTTCTAAAAGTCTCGTCCGCAAACCATTTCCTACAGGTAGCAACACTAATAGAGAGTTCCTCGCTACAAACCTCTGGCGTGGGGAGTTGCCCAGATTCCCAAAAGACTTGCTCAACGAAGTTAAGGAGAGTAACGGCTTGCTGGGAGAGCTTAGGCTGTGTTGCTGGTGCCGTTTCGATCTCTTGACGCGACTCATCACCATCATTCTTTAACCAATCCCCTAAATCGAAATCCACGATTCCCAGCCTTAACTAAAATTCTCTTTGATTTGACTTAATAATAGATCGCTCATCAGGAACTTTCTTTAATTTTTAGAAGTGAGTTTTTAAAGGTCCCTTACCCCGGTACCCTAAATCAGGGGTTGACCCTTACGCCCCAACGGGCTTGCCCCAGTATGGGCACAGGTATGCTAGTCCTGTCAAGGGGGATCTTTTGCACGAGCCCAGTAACCTAGAAAGGTGTTTTTAGTTACTGTTTCTAGAAAGGGGGAAATCAAGCTGATTTAGGAAAAAAGTTGGAGCGGTAAACATTATTTCCCACCACCCCCCATACTCCACAATTCCGATCGACTTAGTCAACATTGGCGGCCGCTGAGTAACTGTTTACTTAGAGTAACCGCTTACTATGAGTAACTGTTTACTTAGAGTAACTGTTTACTTAGGAAATCTTTCTTCGGCTCTCCCCAAGAAACCCAAGATTCTTGGCAGGAATCCCTAAAGTCCGCGGCGAACTATGCCGATGAAGTAATCAACAGCGCACGACGAAAGGCGGCCCACAATGGAATCCCTTCTTTCTCTTCTCTCCTCTTACGATGCCGGACTTGAGAACTGGGTTACCCCTAGTGCTAGTGGTGAATGGGCTATTGTTCGTACCTTTGACGTCAACTCTCTCGTTACATTCCTGCGCTCGAATGGATACGGCTGCCACGCCAGGGGAATTTGCGTTCAAGTTTCTTTGAAGAATTCCTAAAGTCTCGGCAGGAGATGCCGATAAGAATGGCGAATAAGTAAGTACACCGAAACGAAAGGGCAGAGACATGAAGGTTTGGGTAGTCATCAATCTTGAGACCGGGAACTACTGTCGAGACGAGGCGGGTAACCAGTTCTGGTACACTGAGCCTGAGGCTAACCGTGTTCACAACCGTCTCGGTTACGCTAACGTCGCTACTGTGGTCGAGCAAGTCTCTATCTTTCCTGGCGCATAGGGGGTTGACTTTCTCCTACAGGGGTGCTTTACTGTAGGAGTTAGGTGAACTACCTAAACGAAAGGGCAACCACAATGAACGAGGAAGTTTGCGAGGATTGCGGAGAGTATATGGAGGAGTTTGAGGGAGAATGGTATTGCATTCAATCACAAGGGTGCGAGCGAGACGTTTTCGAACTTCTCTAGTTGATTGAGGGTTTTGCCCTAGCAATAGGGCAATTCCTCCAACTAACTAGAAAGGGCAACCACAATGAACGTCTGCCGAGTAAACAACGAGCACTGTACAGCTTACCGTCTTACTGCCCTTCAAAGTGAGTACTGTATCAACCACTACCATTCCCGCCTGCGTCTTAGTCTTCCAGTCTTCTCTACCAAGAAAGGGCAGAACTAATGTTCATTTGCTTTGAAGTGACTACAGGCAAGATGCTTCGTCTGGCTAGGTCAGAGTTCGCCGCTAACCTCTTTGTCAACTTCACGCCGGGCACTGATTACGTCAACGTCGATGATGAGTTTGACTACCAGCTACGCAGCAACCCTGAATGGGAATTCATCGGGGCCAACTGGTACACCGAAGCGAGCTAACAATGGAACTCTGCGAACACTACAGACTGACTACTCATTGCGAATGGGAGCACAAGGACATTTCGGTCGCCTCTCTCACTTTCTCCTATACGTATAACGTTCCCGATATTGATTCCTATGGCACTATTGAATACCGTACTAATATGGGAAATACGGTTATCAAGCGGTCTATAAAGGAGTTTTGAATACTTATTGGCATTTCAAGAATATGCCGGTACCGGGGTGTGGGGACCGTAAGTACGGTCCCCCACCCACCCCTAGGGTACCATCCTCTGCCACACCCCCGCTTGACGGCACCCCCTCTGACCTGCTACGATACGCATGCCTGAGACAATCATGCCACAACTCACGCAACATCACACCCTCCTCTGCTACACCCTAAACCCAAACCGAATACCAAATAATTAGCTTGACTTGCAAGAAATAACGAAGTAAGATGGCACTACCAACTACAAACGAAAGGGCGTAGATCAAAGTACGAAGTACTTTTGACTAGCCTCTAAATGAAAGGGCAAACTACAATGTCGGATCTTCAGAACAACGATACCGAAGAGGAAATGAGCGAAGAAGAGAAAGAGGCTGTAGAGTCTTTTGACCTTCGTACTCTTGGAGTTGAGCCTATGACAACTCCTATCTCTGACCTTATCAAGCTTTACCGAGAGAACCACTCAATTGTTAAGTCTTACACTGATTCTCTCAAGGCCGGGAAGGATGACCCTAACGACGTTGCTACCAAGATCAAGCAGAAGGTTCAGAAGAGTCTTAAGTCTGACGAAGAGAACGTCAAGGCTACTGTAGGGCAGTACCGTACCGTTGGAGCTAACCTGACCGAAGCTTTCTTCAGTAAGACTCCAGTTACTAGTGGCCTTCTTCCTAGTGCTATTCTGCTTGAAGAGCTTGAAAACCTTCTTTCCCTTGCTAGGGAGGAATACGCTTACCACTTGAACAAGGCTATCCAGTCAGAGAAGGACAGACTCGGCATTAAGGCTACTCCTAACGAGGCGGCTGTTACTGCCAAGCTTGCATGCGACAAGCTTAAGACGCTTATTGAAAACCGGTGCAACATTGCCAAGCTTATGGGTGACGAAGCTCAGATTCCTGCTAACCTCTATAAGACTGAAGGCCAACGTAAGGGATTCAATACCGACGTTCTTCCTCGCTCCCCTAAGCTTGCAATTGACGGACCTGTAGGGACGAACACTACACACCTTGTCTTTCGTTGGAAGGCTAATGATGAGGAGGAGACAGTTACTTTGGGAGAGGTAACGCTTGCCGATGTTGCACACAACGTTGTTAGCAAGGGTAGCTACCGGGTGACAGGTAGCGACTTGAGTAAGATGCTGAAGAAGGCAGGCTACGGTATTGGGGCTACTGACATTGAGTGGTCTCTTGAGTTTAAGACCGGTACTCTCTACGGTAAGAAGGCTTAGTGCGCTTAGTCTCTTCCTCTCTAACCAGAGGGAGGGGCTAAGTACAAATAGGCCTAAATCGGTCGCATTCTACACAAGAAAGGGCAAACTAGTGCTTAACGAGAAAATGTGTCTAGCTTACGGTACACACTGTCCAAGCTTTATCGAGCGTAACGCACTACCTATCTCTATCCTAGTGGCTACACTGTTTATTTGTATTACCCTTATCCTTATCAAAAGGATGAGCAACAAATGATTAAACACTGTAGGTGTATTCTTTGCAGACTACTCAAGCTAGGAGTCTAAGGTGAAAGACTATATTCGTAGTAACACTGTACCTGACATACTTACTATTGCTAGTCATGCAGCTAGACTCTATCCTACAGAGTATGATGTTATTGACTTTACTGTACTTTGTGACCATAGTGCTAAGGGTAAGTTTATCACTGGAGTGTTTAGGAACTATCAATATGACTACTCAAGCTAGGAGTTAAGTAAATGTTCATTCCCGCTATCACTCCTCAAGACATTCGCAATAGGATGACTAAGGTTTGGGCACTAGCTAATGCGCTCTATCATAAGAACGCTTTTATTGGAGCTAGCTATTGGATGAAAGAGTACGATTACCTTTCTAACTACCAAAGGGACGATTCTGTTGTGTACTGTAGTTCGTAAATGTCTAGCTGGACATAAGAGTATCAAGCCTACATGCGGTTTTTGTGGACTCAAGAAGAGCGAGCAAATTTCGGTCGCAAATGCCCGAATTAGGAGGATCTGTGGCATTACCAAAAATACACTCACTAACGGAAACTGACGTTAAGATACTGCTAAGTTTAGTACAGAAACAAACTATAGAGGAACTAACTAGAACTAGTGGAGTACCTTACAGTTACCTAAGAAATAGAATCTCTAAGCTTAAAGCTAGAAACTTTATACAGATTGTCGGTAAGGATGGTCCGGCTCCACTCTATCAGACTGTACGCTTACCTGAAACTGAGCCACTATTTGAGTTAAGAGCTACAGCTAGCCCTAACGGCAACCTCTACAGGATACCAAGTTTTTATGGACAAAATCTGACATTTAGAGAAGCATTAGCATTTGTCACTAACAAGAGAAATGAGCTTAAAGGAGCAACAAACAGTTTGAGGGAAGTTACAGCAATAGCAATTGCATTAATTAAAGTACGATCCTATAGAAGGCATACTGGAGAGATAGCAGTACAGCATCCCCACGAACAGGAGATGAGAGATATACTCTTTCAGCATATCCAGCAAACTGAAAGAGAGTTAAGACTAGCCAAGGAATTATATGAGACTGAATTTCTTTGGCGAGGTCATGAAAATATCTGGCAAGTTATTTCTGAAGGCGAGCCTAAGCCGGGTACTATTGATCTTTACAAGAAAGCGAATAAGATATTCTCATGAATGAGCAGGAGTTAAGGGATATCCTTAAAATTGTTCGTCAGTTAGAGCATTATATTGAGCGGTGTCTAAGAACAGAAAAAGAAAAGAACGAAGAAAGAATTAAGAAACAACTAGAGGGCACTAGAGTACTTGTGTATGACTCTGAAGAAGAGTATGTAGATAGCACTACAGAAATAATAGAAGACTTTGAATTATAGTTAGAAGAACCAAAGAAAAAGCTTGACAACGGGAGGCCGATATGCTACCATGAGCTTATCGGATAAAGAAAGGGCGAAGCGAAATGCGACGGATTGTTGTTGGCGCAATTATGATGGTGGCTCCTGTACTGGCAGGAGGTACATATAGTGCAGCCTCTAACGGTGTAGATACTAATACTACTTGTTACGAAGATATGCCTTGCTGGAACTGTGCCGAAATGGGGAACAAGATTTGTGGACCTACTCATGTAGATGACCTTACTGATGCGGAATGGGAAGGTCTTAGTATGAATGAGCAAGAGCAGATTCGTATTAATAGTGATATGCCTACAATTACAACTACTACAACTGCGTTGATTGCTCCTATCACCCTGGAAATTCTCCCAAGGACTAACTAATGTCTGACTTCGATTTTAGTGAATGGCTTAGTGCGGAGGAAACTCCGCCTAAGTCAGAAGAAGAGAATTACTGCAAGATTCATGATGTTTTCAACTGTTGGTTTGCTCATGAGGAAGAAAAAGTTTCGGTCGCCGAAATTGATCCTCGTGAAGCCGCTATGCAGGACTTGATTAGGCGGGTAGAGGAGCTGCAGACTAAGGTTAACCATTTCGATACTGAGCGGATTAACCCTCTGCAAGCTGCTCTTACTAATATCCACAATCAAGAGACTGAGGCTCGCCGTACTTACGAAGAGCTTGTTAAGGAACTTCGTAGTCAGTATTCTGAGCGTCAGAAAGAATTGTACGATGCACGTAATGAGCGACGTGAGCTTCAGTATGAGCTTGAGAAGATTACTAGAGAGCAGTCTAACCTTCTTAAGTCTATGACTACAGAGAAAATGCTGAAGGACATCGAAGACAAGATTGACAATCTTATTATGGATGCGCCGTGGGGAATGTCGGCTCGCAATTATCAGCTGATTGACCTTAAGTATATGCTGGCAGCATTCGAGACTGGAAAGACTGGCGTTCTTAATGCTAATGATATGGGTCTTGGTAAAACCTTCGAGTCAATCATGTTGGATTATTGTCTGCAGCACCTCTTTCCCGCAAAGTACGATCGTATGCCACTCGTATTGTGGGTTACCACTCCTAGCCTTATTAAGCAAACCGTTCGTGAGATTAAGCGCTGGAACCCTGGGCGCAGAGTTATTCCGATTGAAGGATCTTGGAACAAGGAAGCGCGTGAGTTTGCAGCTAGGATGGCAATCGAAGAACTAGCTCTTGTAGTCTGTAACTATGAGCAGTTGAACACTAACAAAGTTCTTATGAACACTGAGTGGGACATCATCTTTGCTGACGAGGTTAGCAAGCTTAAGGGTGGAGCCAATCCGGGTAAGCCTACTAAGGTGTGGCTTAACTTTAAGCAACTCCTTTGGGAGACTAAGCCGGATCGGTACGGTGTTCCTCAGTACACTGACGCGTATGATCCTACTCCTAGGGCTAAGTTCTTCATTCCTCTGTCTGGTACTCCTATTCAGAACAAGCCAGGAGATATGTGGGCTTATCTTCATCTCTTTAAGCCTACTAGCTTTCCTCGCTTGAAAAACTTTGAGCGTGAGTATGCTTATGGTTGGCCTGACGTTAAGGTTAACTTTGAGCGACTGATTAATGTGATGTCTGATCAGGTTATTAGACGTAGTAAGAAGGATGAGCTTGATCTTCCTGCTAAGGTTTATGAGATGCGAGAGGTAGAGCTTAAACCTCAGCAGCGTAAGATTTATGATCAGATGAAAGCTGCATTCTTTGCATTCCTTGATGGTAAGGGTGAACAGCAGATTAGTGCCACTGTAGTCATCGAATGGATCATCAGGCTTTGGGAGCTGGCGCTGTATCCTGGTATCATCAAGATTTTTGATGAGGATATGAATCAGATTCCTGTAGAGTGCCAAGAGTCTGCTATTCTTGACGAAGCAGAAGACTTGATTGAAGAGATTGTTGGAGCAGAAGAGAAGACTGTTGTATTCTCAGCTTGGTTCAATGGTCCACTACATGAGCTTAAGCGTAGACTTGATGAGAAGGGAATTAAGGCAGCTCTGTATACTGGTGATCAAAATACTGATCAGCGAGACGCAGCGGTACAAGGATTCACTGAAGGTGACATTGATGTTCTACTATGTAACATGAAGGCTGCAGGGTATGGGCTTAACCTACAGAATGCAAGTCAAGCTATCTTCCTTGACTCATGGTGGAATCCCGCAGTTAATGAACAAGCAGAAGATAGGCTGCATCGTATGGGTCAGAAGGGAACTGTAGTCATTCACAAGCTTGTCGCACAAGATACTGTGTATGACTTCGTTATGAGTAAGGCAGCAGAAAAAGCAGAGATGAGCGCTAGTATTATGGAGTCTCGTGAGCTTCGTAAATCTAGCGATTGGCGAGACTACCTTGAAGGGATGATTTGATGGCATTCAAACTTTATAAATGGGATCAGAATCTACACAACCCTAATTCTGTAGGATATCGAGGTTTGTGCTCTACTTGTTACAGTAAAGCTACTTGGACTATCATCCTCTCTGTAGGTTACCAGAGAATTTGGGCACGATGCGATAAATGCCTTATTAGAGGATTGGATGCTGGGCGCAATCCTAAGGTGGTAAGCTGATGACTGATGAAGACATTAAAGAGATGGTAAGGAATCTCAAGTCATTCATCTCATCAGAGTTAGAAACTCTTCATGCTCGAATGGATTCTATGGAGTCTGGAGTTATGAATGAGCTTAGGTCCTTAGCTCGAAGAGTAGCTAGACTTGAGGAGACAAGGTAATGCCTAATTCCTGCCCCGAATGCGGTGAGTACGAATTCATTACTAAACCCGACGTAACAGAGATGTTTAGAGATTCACTCTATCCTCACAATGATATAGTGTGCGAGAATTGTGGATGGACAGGGTATGCTGATGATCTTAGTTGGACTGATAGTAAAGATAGAGACTAATGGATAACTGTACGATTTGTGGGTCGGAACGGCTTTTAGAAGGTCCGGCTTATGACAGAACAGCTTATAGCTGTCTCGATTGCGGCTCTCAGTTTAATCGTGAAGTTAGACGAGAGCCCGAGCCAGAGCAGATTTCGGTCGCTATTTCAGAGGAGGGCCTAAAATTTCCAGACGGAGGATTTAAGACTCCTGAGGAGGCAGCAGCGCATTTAGCAAAACTTAAGGAACTCACTAGGAATCTAAGTAAAACTAAAGAAGATCGACCTAATCAACCTAAGCGTAAGAAGCACCCAGAGTCAGATATTGATCCTGGTTTGGTCTATGCGGTATATCACTTCTATCAAAGAAGTGGCGAATCGTGGCAAGAAGTGCTAAGTTCTGGAAAGGGCGAAAGGGCTGTTAGGAATTTCAATACTCTCATATGGGTGCACAACCACACTGTAGGGCGAGGTTGTACGGCTACTTGCAGGGAGCTGCTAAGCGATGGATAAGTGTCATATGTGTGAAAAAAATCTAGATGAGTATGACGCAGTAATTCCTGTAAGGTCAATGGAACATCCCAGTAATAAGCTCCTCCTCTGTAGTAAGAAATGTTGGGATACTTACCAACTTCTAAAGAAGAGAGATACTTATGGGGGATAACATCTGCGCAGTATGCAATAGAAGGATCAGCGCCCATAGTCTAGAAGAAGTTAAGCAATGCACTGAACAGTGGGATTATGTTGAACTCGAACGAACAGCTAATGAACTCTGTATCTCCTGCGGAGATCCATCTGATATCGTTGATCCTGCTACTAATAATTACTATTGCCACGGATGCTTTATGTGGATGGCGCAACTTAACGACGAATCGAAAGATTAAAGGAATAAATGAAGTGAGTGATAAGACAGTTATAGTTTGGGTATTCGGAATTGTAGGAGTACTAATGTTTTGGGGACTTATCCGAGGTATTGCGCCTGAACCTAATGCTGAATGCGATAATACTCAATATTCTGGTCAATCATGCTAATGAGATTTAGTGGAGCGAATGCTAAGCAGAGACAAGAGAAATTTGATATATTAGTATCTGAAATGGGCGGATGCTGTGTTGAGTGTGGTTCTGATACTGATCTAGAGTTTCATCATTTAGACCCTAAGCTTAAGAAGTTTGACATTTCGGGTAACTTAACTAGAACTATCAGTGTGCTGAGAGAAGAAGCTGAGAAGTGCATACTGCTTTGCTATAACTGTCACAGAGTAGCTGGCAGTAAGTATAACGTAAGAGTTGGTCATGGTTACGGCGCTTATATAGCAAAAAGATGTGATTGTGATATATGTAGGCAGTCATACTTAGACTATTATACTAGAATAAATAGAGCAAGAGGCAAAAAACCAAGGGCTGTAGCTAAACACGGCACTCGATCTATGTATACTAAAGGGTGTAGGTGCGATTTCTGTAGACAAGCTAATAGAGATTACAATTACTACAGGAGACACCCTAATGACTAGAAATGACGACAAGATTAAGGATTGGAGAAGTACTGGTAGAAAAAGGGCGAGAGCTGTTCTTCAAAAATTAGTACAAGAAGGCGAAAGAGATTACTGTTGCGCAGTATGTAAGTGGACGCCTAGTGAACAGAGTAGGTCTGATTCCTTAGACGTAAATCACAAGAATGGCGACTATAAGGACAATGATCCAAGTAATCTAGAATACTTATGTCGGACTCACCATTATGAGTATGACCGTAAGACTCGATTAGAGAAAGAAAAGACCGGGGAGCTAGACGATTACGGCTATGGAGAATACTATTAAGAGGTGCCTATTATCTAGGACCCAGAATGTTATTCGCCTACAGGGAAAGAATTTTATCTATCACATAAGAAATCCCTTGACACAGAAATCAGTATGTGGTAAGCTATACGTACCGCACAGCAAGAAAATGACTTACACAGAACTTCATAACGCAAAGGGCATAGCGAGGCTTTGTAATGACTGTTACTCAAGGGAGTAAAGTTTACTGTCAATGCAAAGATAAATACTCAGAATTTTATGGTTTAGTTGGAGCCGACGAAACAAAGAAGAACACCATACAGTGGGTTCACTGGCCTTGTGGGAAACCAACAGAGATGGTGTGGCGCGAGTGGCTGGCACCTTGTGCCATTTGCTTGTCCCTCTTTTCCTCCCCTTGGAGCATCGTCTGCAAGTCCTGCCACCGTGAGACGGGCTCGTCTGATCCGTTTCATGGGTGGGCGTGGGCCCGAAAGCAGGACCAAGAATTCCGCAAGAAATTGCTTGACTCCTCTCTACGCCTTTGGTATCGTGAAGGAGTCGGGACGGAGACCGGCGGGCCGGTCACGCCCCAAGGACGCACCCCGGAATAGCAGAAGTAAAGCGAAACACCAAATTAAAAATAATAAACAGAAAAGGAAATAAATAAAATGAGTATGACTGAAGCTTCCCCCATGAGTGACCCGCAGGTTAGTGCAATGCTTGACAAGCTGCGTGAGATTTCTGCTGAAGTTAAGCAGATTGACGCAGAGATTGGTGATAGCGGTACTGGCCCTGTTGCTCAGCGTAATCGTATCGCTAACCAGTATGTTCAGCAGTATGCTGCTGATCCTAACTCTGATGTTAATCGTTTCGTTAACCAGATGGTTGAGATTCTTTCTAAGCCTGATGGTTTTTCTGAGAGTGACGAGAAGTTGACTGCCGTTGTTACTCTTCTTAACGACAGGCTTTCTAAGGGCCCTGGTACTCGGGTTACTGAGTTCCTTAAGAAGCAAGTTGATGCGCAGCCTCAGCAGACGTCGACTGTTAGTGACGAGCGTAAGCAGGAACTTCTTTCTCGGCGCAGTAACATCGCTAACATCTTCAAGCTTCAGAATGAAATGCTGAAGTACTACGGTGTTACCGAACTTCCCGCCGACATTGAAGTTCCTACAGTTCGCCGTGGCGCCGTTGGACCTCGGGTTAAGCTCAACAAGGAATACCAGTATTTTGTTGATGGAAAGATTCGTCAGCTTAGTGATGACGAGGGCAACAAGACTAACCCAAGCCTTAGCTACATTGCTACTACGGTGACTAAGGATCTTAACTGGAAGACGAAGGAACTTCGCGATTACATTGTCGAGAACGTTAGCGGGGCTTCGGTTTCCGAGGACGGCTCTACTGTTAACCTTCCTGACGAATGGGAAGTTATGCTTCCTGCTCCGGTTAACAAGAGCCTGCGTGGTGTCGCAGCTACTGTTACTAACTCGAATGCCGTTGTCGATGATTCTGACGACGACGATGACGAGGGTAACGGTGAGGAGTCTAGCGACTTCCAGATGTAATAAGTTCCTACAGGGAGAATTGGCGGTTACCCCGAAAGGGATATCGAAAGTCACCTACCAACTCCCTGTAGGATAAACTTTGACTCTGCGAACGACAACGAAGTCCAGTAGAGTCAGCGGGGTTTCTAGTATACTCGGCTAAACAGAGGAACTAGGCGTGCGGGTTGGTGTACGGAACACACTAAGCTTGTTCGGGCTTAGAGTTACTGGTTCGATTCCAGTACCCGCAACTATTAATCTCTCGCAATAGAGTTGGGTGCGCTGAGCAACGTGTCAAGGAGCGCATACTCGGGTAGGTAGAGTATCTAGTTGCCGCTAGATTGGGTCTATTGCGGGAGTAGTCCTACAGTAAGTACGTTATGCCCTTTCGGCTTACTGTAGGGAGAGAGTAAGAGTTGAGCGCGAAGTTCCCCCACGAGAAATTTTGCGATCCTCTTACTCTCAAATTCTGGCCCCTGTGGTGGAACGGATATACACAGTTGGCTTAAAACCAACCGCCTAAAGGCATCTCGGTTTGAATCCGAGCAGGGGCACTTATGAGAGTATATGGACCTTATTTCAGAAAAGACGGAAGACAGCACGTTGTTATAGTTTATGGCGACGGTAGTAGAAGAACAGTATCCTACCCTAAGTATTTGATGGAGCAGCATCTAGAAAGAGAGCTAGAATATGATGAGACTGTTCATCATATTGATGGAGACTTTACCAATAACGCTCTAGAGAATCTGCAAGTCCTAGATAGAGTAGAGCATCGTAAGCAAGACGCTAAGAAAGCCGAAATAGGTAACTACGTATGCGCTAATTGTGGTACTGAATTTAGGCGGCCTGTATCTATTGTTGTAGCCAATCAACTAACGCAAGAAAAAGCAGGACCCTTTTGTTCTAAAAGATGTTCTGGAACTTATGGAACTGACGTTCAGAATAATAGGGCTTGATTACAAGGCAGAGTAAGTTATTCAGGAAAACTACTACAGTCCAGTGAGTTTGGTCTTGAAGGTGCACCGATTCACTGGCAGGTTACGTACATGGCCTGTTCTCCCTGTAGGAAGAGCGTTCGATCCGCTCCTCTGCCACTTGACAAACTAAATTGAATCTGATAGGATACCCCCATGAGTGATGATATACCTACATATTCCCATTCACAGTTGGGAACTTGGAGCAGATGCCACTTCAGTTGGTACTTGAACTATGATCAAAAGTGGCAAACTCTTGAGACTAAGAGTTACTTTCTAGAGGGTAATATTGCGCACGACCTTCTAATGTTTTATTACAAAAATATCCCCTTGACAGGGCACGCTGAGTGTGTTAGGCTAGTGAAACAGCGGGTCGGGGAGTACCAGCGTAGCGCGGGCTCAGACGAGCAGAAGCTAGCGATGGTAGTTAAAGTAGCCAAGATGATTAAGATGTATCTTGAAGACTTTGTTCATGACTATGATCAGCAATGGGATATTCTAGATGCTGAGAAGCATATCAAAGCTCTCCTAAAAACTCCTAAGGGCAGAGAGTTTTATCTTGAGGGATATGTAGACTTACTGGCAAGAGAAAAGTCTACAGGTAGATTGTATATTTGGGATCATAAGACTCACAACAAGAATCCTTGGACTGAGACTATGCTTCTTATGGACTCCCAGACTCCGCTGTATGTAGCTGTACTTAGATATGGTATGGGTATTCCCATTCACGGATCTATCATTAATCAGCTTAACAAGTACGACTACAAGACTCCTCAGACAGTTGATAAGTATTTCAGACGTGATTCTATTTATCACAACGAATCTGAGCTAAAGTATCGTATGCTGGAGCTTGGTAGGGCTGTGGATGAGATAGAAGACGCTAAAGAAGAACGTCTCTTCAGAAGAAACATCAGCAAAGAATGCTCTGGTTGCTTCTACCAAGACCCCTGCTTGGCTCTTATGAAGGCACCAGAACTTAATCTTGATTCTGTAATGGCAGTAGACTTTATCAAGAAACAGCCTAAGAAGGTACTCATTTGAGTGACGCATTCGATCTATCAACCTTCGCCAAAGACATTAGCGAATCAGCTAAGTATCTGAAGATGCTAGTCTACGGTGATCCTAAGGTTGGAAAGACTACCTTCGCAGGAACAGCTCCTTCCCCACTGTTCCTTACAGTTGAACCTGGCACAGTAGTCCTCATTAAGAATGAAGAGAACAGAGCTAGGTTCAAAGATACAAAGACTCTTGATCTTAAGAACATTACAATGTTCAATAGGATCATTAGTGCTTTACGAGAAGGGCAAATGCCTGATCGTAAGACCATTGTTCTTGACTCACTTACTGAATTCCAGCACAGAGTCTTGATGCAATGGAGTGAGCACGCTATGAAAACAGGGCTCACTAAGCTAAACAACCCATACGCTCCAGAATGGCCTGAGTACAATTCAGTAACTAATATTCTGAAGAAGGCCATGTGGGAGTTTAGGGATGTTGAGAGACATATCATCGTCATCGCTCACTGTAGGGATGATGCTGATAAGTCGTCAGGAGGGATGCGCATTGATAGACCAGCATTAATGCCAGCTCTAGGAAGTACGCTTACAGCAATGTTCAATCATGTAGGTTATATGTTTATGGAAAACGGGATTCCTAAGATGAGAGTCGAAGCTTCCCCTACAGTAGTGGCGGGCTCTCATCTTTGGGACGGACCTCCTGTAGTGGAGAATCCAACGTTTGATATGTTTAACCCGGAAAGGGCAGATGGTGACTGATCCGAATGAAGTTCTAGAATTTGATTTTGAAGGTGTTGAGCCTGCTACTTTCTCTGGCAGAGTTGCAATGCCTAAGGGTGAGTACAACCTTCAATGTACTGCAATTCGTAAGTATTTCAAGGGCGATAAAGGTGGAACTGTTCCGGGACAGCAGGATAAGCCTGGTCTTGAGTTTACGTTTGCAGTAAACAACCACCCTGATTACACAGGACAAGAGTTTAAAATCTGGCATCCTTTGAGCCAGGAAGCTAAGCCTTTCCTTCTTAACACTCTTACTTGCCTCATCCCTGAATTTAACTGGCAAGCAAACGGTATTAGAGTTCCTCTCTCCCAGCTTATCGAGAAGGGACGCGGCCGTCCTTGTAACGGTTATATTGAGTGGGAGATTAACGTCTCCGAGAAGGATGATCGTAAGTACGTTAACAATCGACTCCAGAACGTCAAGCCATTTGATCAGAGCATCACTCAGCCGATGCCGACTGAAGGTAATCCCCCTACTGTAGTAAATGAGTCTGCTTCCCAAATTACAAAGCAAGCTGCTAGTGGGGTTAGTAAGGAAGAAGTTAATCAGTTCCTTGGTCAATGGGATCAGAGTACAGGGACGCCTGCTCCTGCTCCTTCCGAGAGCAACTTCTTTAACGATCCTTTCTAATCATCAGCTAGTAGGCAATAGCTCTAACACCTAGCAACTTCCCCCTAGGTGTTAGGGCTTTTGCCATTTCTGAAAGGGCATTTGGGAAGTGAGTGCCGAAGCAGAAGTCCTGCTTGATTTTTACAAGACTATATGGCGGGAAGAAAAAGGGCATGTATACTTAGCTCTCAAAGACCCCTCAAAAGAAAGAACTGAGCCGGGCTACTGGAACCAAAGGTTCTTTGAATGGCCTACAGATGCTCAGACAATCGTACAAACCACAATTAATGAACGTCAGCGATATGACGTTTATTTTGCGCCAGCCTTGTTCCGGGAACCTAGTTCCAAAAAGGAGCATGTTGCTGGCGCTTTTTGTTTTTGGCTTGAATTCGACGGCAACCTCCCTGTAGATTTAGGCGAAGTCCCGAACCCTACAGTAATCGTTCAAACATCCACAGAAACGCATCAACACCTGTATTGGTGTTTAGATCAGATAGTGGAGGTTGATCGAATTGAGCAAGTTAATCGTGCCCTTGCTTATCAGCTCGGGGCTGACACTTCTGGTTGGGATGCTAATCAAGTTCTTAGACCTCCTCTTACCCTCAATCACAGAAAAAGAGCGCAAGCCAAGCTAGTAGTCAAGGGTGATAAGTGGTTAAATTCGGTCGCATTCTCGAATGAATATGCTAAAAATTTACCACCGAAAATTGAACTGAATGGACAGCTTCCAGCTTTACCTGAAGTTATCAGAAAATATTCATTCGACCGCAAAGTTTGGGAGCTGTTTAC